CATTACCTGTGTCGTAACAAATAGCGTTTATTTCGTAAACGTACAAAATCAGGTCTAACTCTCCGACCATCCCGTTACCTGTTACTAAGTCTCAAAGCCGCTTGCATTCCACAAACCAACGTGATATAAATGCACATACCTAGACCACCGACTTGCTGACTGACTAGGCAGACTCTCCTCAAGAGACGGCAAGTTTTGATTTGAGGATACTATTATGGGTTTTGCTACGCACCTTGGGCCTTGGCTTCTTGGCACCATTAAGTACACCACCGGCACGACCGTTGGAAATATTCGCAATACTGGCGCAACGCTAGTCTCGCAGACGTTTAAAAAGAACTACACGGGTCAGGCTGCTTCTGCAACCACGGACACCATCTGTGTTCTTCCGGCTGGCGCTCAGATTCAATTCATTCACATTGATACGCTAGTCGCCTTTACGGGTTCGACCGCTGCTAACGTCACAATTGGTGATGGCTCGACCGCTGCACTGTACTGGGCTTCTACAGATATTACGTCTCAAGGCCGCGCTGCTATTTCTAACGCATCTGCCAAACTCGCTGCATGGGCTGGTGCAACTTCGACAGCATCGCCAAACGGTATTGGTGTAGGCCCAACGGACGTAACGATTGTTGCAACCTTGACTCCTACTGTGGCTGCTGTAACTGCCGGTACGGTTCAGTACACCATTATCTATTCGGTGGCTAACTCTGACGGTTCACAATCGCCTAGCACCTTCCAGAACTAAGGGGCTGACATGCGCCCAGTTGTTTATACTATTACCGGCGGCGCTGGTACGCAGATTGTTTCGCGGGTGTGCCCAATTGACCACTACATTTCTCCGGCAAATATTGCCTTGAACGTAGTGGTCACGGGGTCTATTACCTATACGGTGCAGTACACGTTTGACGATGTGTTTGCTGCGGGGTACGACCCTACCAACGGTAACTGGACTAACCACCCAACGCTGGTGACGCAGACTATTACGAAAGACTCCAACATTTCGTATCCGGTTCGTGGGATTCGGCTTATTTCCCCGGCTTCGCCATCGTCTTCTGGTACAGCTACTTTGACCATCATCCAAGGTGGTGGAGGCGGATTAGCATGATTGCTAACAACATTGACGGTTCTAGTACAAGTCTTGATTTGTTGGGCACGGTATCGGCGTTGCTTGCTGATCCCACGCTTTATGCGAGCAAACTCAAGACGCTGACTGACACCATTGCCGAAAACAAAAAATATGTGGAACTGGTTGGCCCAGCATCCGATATTTTGATGTTGCGCACGCAGGCTAGCACAGATCGAGAGGCGGCTAGCACAGACCGCGCAGCGGCGGCACAGACGTTAGTGGATGCTAAAGCACAGGCAGATGGGATTGTTGGTGGTGCCCACGCAGATGCTGCGGGAATTCTTGCCGATGCACAAGGTCAGGCCAATACGCTGATTGCACAATCTAAAGCTCAGAAAGACGAATCTGATGCGGTTTTATCGCAAGCTAAAGCGTCACTAGCTGACGTTAAACGGGCAGAGTCAGAAGCCAAAGCAGCGACTGCTGCGGCTAATGAAAAAGCGCAAAGTTTGGCAGCGGCAAAAGCGGCAACAGAAGCCCTGCAAGCAGAAGTAGCAGACATCAAAGCAGCACTATTAGCAAAGACTCAAGCCTTCGTTGAAGGGTTGTAATGTCAGTAGTACTGCTTACAGAGCCTTTCTCCGGTGGGGGTAGCGGTTCGGGCACGGTAACTTCAGTTGATGTCTCTGGGGGTACTACTGGTCTAACCACAGGTGGTGGCCCCGTCACGACTGCTGGCGTTATTACGCTAGGTGGCATACTTAATGTAGGCAGCGGAGGCACTGGAGCATCAACGCTCACGGGTATCTTAAAGGGTACCGGCACAACACCAATAACAATCGCCACAGCGGGGACTGACTATCAGGCACCCATAACGCTGACTACGACTGGCACAAGCGGTGCAGCCACCTTTATTGGCAATACGCTCAACATCCCGCAATACAGTGGTGGCGGTGGCGGTTCTGGGACTGTCACAACGGTTTCGGTTGTATCCGCTAATGGATTAGCTGGAACGGTAGCAAATGCCACAACAACACCGGCAATCACGCTTTCCACATCAATCACCGGGGTTTTAAAAGGCAACGGCACGGCGATTAGCGCAGCCGTAGCAAATACAGATTATCAGTCCCCGATTACGCTGACCACAACTGGAAGTTCTGGCGCAGCAACTTTTAACGGCACCACATTAAACATTCCTCAGTACACTGGTGGCGGAGGCGGTGGTGGACCTATACTTGAATCGCAGATTGTTATCAGTCAGAACTACACACTGACTAGCAACACAAACGGGCTTAGTATTGCTCCAGTAACTGTAGCTACTGGGTATGCAGTTACTGTGCCGACTGGGCAAGTCTGGTTAATTTGGAATACTTAAATGGCAAATATAAAAATCCAAGGTAATGCAAGCGGTTCTGGTACACAGACACTACAGTCTGCCGCAACCACTGGAACGCCAGTCGTTACTTTACCGGACACAACCGGAACGCTAATTGTTACTGGTGGGGACTTTGGAACCCCTTCGGCTATTGTGCTGACAAACGGCACAGGGCTACCTCTTACTACTGGTGTTACGGGAATTCTTCCTGTTGCTAACGGAGGCACTGGGGTTACAGCGTCTTCTGGTGCAAGTTCGGTAGTTTTGCGTGACGCAAACGGGAACATCACTACCAACGCTACGTTTAACGGGTTTACAAGTGTTGCTGCATCTGGCACTACGATTACGCTAACGGCGTCATCAACGCCCGTATATAACATCTCGGGTTCTGGCGGTCAGGTTATCCAATTACCCAATGCAACCACGCTACCAAACGGCACAATCTTTTCGTTTAACAACAACCAGTCTAGCGGTGCAATCACCGTAAATAATGCTTCGGCTACATTAGTTGTGTCTGTTCCTTCTGGTGGGTACACAACGGTTGTATTGTTATCCAACGCCACTTCTGCTGGAACTTGGGATAGACACGACCAAACACCGAGTAACGTATCGTGGTCAACAAACACTCTTGACTATTCTGGTTCAATCACTAGTGCAACGTGGAACGGAGTTGCAATAGCCGCAAACAGAGGCGGTACTGGTGTAGCAAACAACTCAGCCAGCACGATTACGATTTCTGGGTCGTTTGGGACGACACTTACGGTTTCCGGTACAACTGCGGTTACGTTGCCAACGACGGGAACGCTTGCGACTTTAGCTGGGACGGAGACGTTTACCAACAAGACGCTGACCAACCCGACGATAACGAACTACACTGAAACTCGGTTTGCCGCTACGGTTGTTACCAGCCCTCTTGCGTTATCTCTTACAGACGGGACTTTTCAGTCTATTACAACAAAAGTCGGTTCCAACTCACTTACGTTGCCTAGCCCGTCTGCGGGTAAATCACTGACGGTGCAAGTGATATATGCGTCAACTCCAACAAGTTTGGCTTTCACATCCCCATCAGGTTCTTTGAAGTATCCCGGTGCTGTAACGCCAACGGCCACTCTGACCAATGGACAAAGCGACATTTACGCATTCATTTCGGACGGTACGAACTGGTACGGAATCCAATCCGGGGCAAACTTCTGATGTTTTCAACTAGTAAAGCTCTATTTCGTAAGGCTGGCGGTGGTGCTGGCCCGTCTACTGACGCGTCCTTTGCCTATGTCCCACTGTTGCTTGAAACAACTAGCACTAACGGGCAGCAGAACAACACGTTCTTAGATTCCAGCAGCAACACATTCACCATCACCCGCAACGGCACACCGACGCAGGGTAGCTTGACTCCGTATTGGCCGAATGGGCAGTGGAGTAATTATTTTAACGGCAGTAGCAATTTAAGCATAGCAAGCACCGCATCGTTGGCAATGGGGGCTGGCGATTTTACGATTGAGATGTGGGTTTATTTGCAATCAACGACAAATAACCGAACGCTATCGTGGCCCTCGGTGGGCAATATGCTTTTGTTTTTTGACAGCTCGGGATTTTTTGTATACTCAATTTATGGCGTTGGCGCTGTTTTAACCAGTTCAATTGCAACTTCGTTGAACACTTGGACGCACATTGCTGTATCTAGATCAGGCACTACTAGCAAAATTTTTATTAACGGCGTTCAAGGTGCTTCAACCGCTGCGGATTCAAACAACTGGGGGCAGTCTGTTTGTAACATTGGTTCTGATATTGCATCTAACTTTTTTAACGGTTATTTATCTAACTTACGAATTGTAAAAGGTACTGGACTTTATACAACCCCATTCACCCCGCCTACGACTCCGCTTACCGCTGTTACCAACACCGTTCTTCTCACCTGCCAGTCAAACCGATTTAAAGACAACAGCGCCAGCCCACTCACGATTACGGTAGGCAACGGCACCCCCACCGTCCAAGCATTCCAGCCTTTCTCCCCAACGGCATCGTACACCACTGCGCTGTATGGTGGGAGCGGGTATTTTGGTGGAAGTCCAAGTTATTTAAGCGTCCCATATAATGTCGCGTTAAACCTTGTTTCTGGTGATTTTACAATTGAAACATGGTTTTATTGCACGGCTTTGACCGCTAACGAACAACAAATTCTTAATAAAGATGGAGTTGCCGGAGCATCTTATTATCAGTATAATTTGGGAGTCAGTTCAACAGGCACATTGACCGCATATTTAGGAAACGGCGCTGGATTATCTCCAACATTCACAGATTACGGGGCATCAACTCCTGTTCCGTTAAACAGTTGGAACCATGTAGCTTTAGTCAGGACTGGCTCAACAATTAAAGTTTTTTTTAACGGTGCACAAGTAACGTCTACCGCTCAAGTTACAGCAATGAGCGATGGTGGCAAAGCATTGTTGATTGGGTTTCTTGCCTCTGGTTTGGCTGGAAATTATTTCAATGGGTACATCGCCAATACCCGAATCGTTAAAGGCACAGCAGTCTACACCGGAGCATTCACCCCACCCACGCTCGCCCCGTTAACAACTTTAGGTACAACCAGCGCAGCAAGTTACTCAAGCACCACTAACGTCAACACAACCTTTACATCGGGAACCAGTCTCCTGCTCAACATGACCAACGCAGGAATCTACGACGCCGCCGCGCAGAACAACGCGATTACGGTTGGAGAGGCTCAAACGTCAATCTCTCAATACAAGTGGTCACCCACAAGCATGAAATTTGATCCGGCTACAAATCCGGATTATTTGACGGCTATTGACAACCCACAGCTTCAGCTTGGCACTGGAGATTTTACGATTGAAGGTTGGGTTTACCTTTCTGCGGTCAGTGTTGCTTACGGAATTTTGAGCAAAGGTACTGCAACGACTGGTTGGTCCGCAAACGTAACTGCTTTGAACAAACTTCAGTTTAGCTATACGGCGTCTAACTTGACCGGAACAACGTCTTTGGCAACAGGGACTTGGTATTACTTTGCTATTGTTCGTTCGGGTAGTGCGACAGGAAACCTAAAGTTATACCTAAACGGATCTCTTGAAGCTACAAGTGGTGGCGCTGTAACGGACAACTTTAACCAAACAAGCATTTTGTATGTTGGCGCAGACAGAATTGGCACAAGCGCGTTGAACGGATACTTGCAAGACATCAGAATCACCAAAGGCGTTGGCCGTACAATTACCGCCTCTCCAACCGCAGCATTTCCAACGAAATAATCATGCAAATCGCTAACCAAGAACTCATCATCAAAGACCACACCGAGTGGTTCCCCAATACCTCCTTCGGTGAGCGCGGCCCGTCATTGGATTGGATCAAGTCCGAGGGCTACTACGTCATCACGGTGTGGAAGCCCTACGACCACGCAACAGAAAAGCTAGTGTCTGCGGCTCCGCATCTGTATGACGGGATGTGTTGTCTGGTTGATGTTGAGCCTTTGACTGCTGAAGAACTCCAGTCGCGTGTTGATACCCAGTGGCAAGTGATCCGTACTCAGCGCAACCAGATGCTCAAAGACACGGATTGGACGCAGGTAGCAGACGTTCCAGTTGACAAAACAGCATGGGCAACGTATCGTCAGGCATTACGCGATATTACCAAACAGCCCGACCCGTTTAACATTACGTGGCCGAAACAAAATGGCTAAATCTCCTGCATGGCAGAGAAAAGAAGGCAAGGCAGAGAGCGGGGGCCTGAACGCAAAGGGACGCGCGTCCGCGAAATCACAAGGGATGAACTTAAAGCCCCCCGCGCCGAAACCAAAAACGAAAGAAGACGCCGGGAGAAAGAAGAGCTTCTGTGCGCGAATGAGCGGCATGAAATCGAAACTTACTTC